GTGACTTCGCCCTGGTTCCAACTAAGTGTAATGCTACCGTTATTAACATTAGCGTCTTCCTTCTTATCTCTAAGACCATAAGGCTGGATCCTGGCAAACGTCCATTTAAGCGTGTCAATCTCTAACCGTCTTCGCTGTACTTCAGCATTCAATAATCTATTATCTACACCTTCCCCAGTTGGCAATGGAGCTACTGCTAAATCATTAATATGATCTGCATAATACTCAGCCTGGAGAACTCTACCTCTACGATAGATCTCATACAAATCATCATCAGCTGCTACAGCTCTACTAATAGTTCTGTACTCAGGCAAAGCTTTATCCTTACAAATAGTAAGCAAGCTTTCACCCATAGCTAATCTATCTGCAATAGACTGCATCATTTTCTTCGTAACTAATTTAGCCATAAATTTCCAATTGGTCTGCAAGCTAGGGAGTTGAGATCCAGCTTGCAGTACCTTAACAAAGGGAGGATTTTAATGAAAACACTATATCTAGTCCAATCATACAGTAAGACTACCAAATTTAAGGACATTCGTAAATTTATTGCTTATAAAATAATTCAACTAATGCATCCTGGTATCTACGTTTTACAATCCTTGGATCATTTAACGACAACAACCTGGCAATCTGTGTCCACTTAGCACCTCGATCTCTAAACGCTGCTGAATGAGCTACAGCCCAGACAATCTTTCTATCTGCTTCTGGCATCTTAAACGTAAGGGCTAATGCTTTATCAAAATTGTCAATTTGCTGTGACGTAGGTTTTAAATGTGTAACGCCTTGTTGTGTCCATCCATAGCCATGCCAGTCCATTGGATACTCTACCCATGAAGCTAACTTAGCTTTACGAATAGCTGGAGGCATTCGTCTGTCAGTCTCAGCAGCTTCTAAAAAGAGATCATGTAGCTTTTCTACGCTCAGCAACTATCTTCTCCATATTTCTAATGAAATCTAACTTTTCAAAATGACTGGCTTTTTGCAGTCCTCTAAGAATATCCATGTATCCATCTTCAGAATACCAGGGCTTTATAATTCTAAGAACTCTATCAAGACGGTGCTTCTCTTCGTCACGCTTTCTACTATCAATAGATCTTCTATAATTAATATTAAAATTCTTAGTTGTTTTACTAATAATATTTTGAATATTTTTGGAGTTTTTAGTTAAATTACAGCTAGCTGTACAGCTAGCCTCAGAAGTTTTATTAATAACATTACTATTCTTTGACTGTACCGTTGCTAGAGCATTTTGTAATGCTGTCTGTAAAGCTAGTTGTACAGCTAGCTGTTCTTCTTTGCCTTTGGCAATTCTATCCATCGTCATTTTACTGTCAACCCCCATTTTCATACAACGCTCCAGTCAAAAATAAATAATTCCCACCGTCTAGAACATGATCCCTCTTGTACCCACCAACATCCATCCTGGCTAATTTCATCTCTGCAATTATTTTTGTCACTTGCCAGGGTTCAATAGGTTTTTTCAGTTGATCGCCTAACATGAGATTGATTCGCACCGTCAAGTTTTCGTATAGCTCGGCGTAATCTCCAAGCTCCTTGCCACGCTGTGACAAGATTGATTGAGCCTCTTTTGATACCTCGACTGGAGTAGTTTTTTTTTTCATTATATCCATCCTATTTTTGTTTCTTGATAATTGCCTCGCTCCCAAACAAACCAGGCATAAGCTGTTGTGCCTGATCCAGTTATCTCTTCATCACCACGCCAAATAGTTAACCTTCTTTTAAAAACCCAAATCCTAGCTGGTGGAAAATTTTTATATATTCTTGTATGCCTGGCTATACCTTCAAGAAATGATAGACGTAACAACCAGGCGTGCTTACCTACACTCAAATCAATTGCCTTTGATATAAAATCTGATGCTAGTTTGTATGGTGGATTGCTAATAATATTGTCAGCTTCCTTCCTGACTTCCATTAAAAAATCAATGTTACTTTGACCATAACCAAAATCATTTAAATCATTGCTGGTTACATCCATGCCATGCGCTTCTAATACTTTACTAATCGCTCCATCACCACAAGCTGGCTCCCAAACAGATCCTTCAAACTTTTCTACATCTAAAAAAGATTCAGTTGCATCAGTTGGAGTTGGATACCAATCATCCTTTTGCCTACTCATAAACCTAAATCCTTTAAGCTTAATAAATGGTCATCACTATGTAGCTCTTCCCATTCATTATTTCTTTTTGGCAACGGTCTATTTTTAATTGGTGCAGCTGGTGTTGAATCTTCTAATTTTGATGTGACTGGAGCAGCTGCTAAATTGTTATATTCTACTTGCATCATCTCCAGGGTAAAAAAACCTTGTTTACACCTGGCACAATATCGTCTGCGCCTAACCATATTGTTATCAGCTTTGCGGCTGTCTTTTACCTGGGTTGGACGTTTACATTTAAAACAGTTCATTATCCCCCCAATGCAGCTGCTTGCTGCTCTATTAATTTAGTTTTGGTGTTTACCTTCAGCTCTATAAAATTACTGAGAAATACTTTGACCTTGGTGAGTGAGTTTAATGTGGCTACAGCTGCGCCAGTTGCTAGCAGCTCTTCTTGTAATTCTTTTTGAGCTGGTGATGTTCTGCCACCTTTTGGACGCTTTAACTCAATAAATATAGAACATGAAACGCCTGACCAAAAATACCTGGTAGGCACAAACAACACCAGATCTGGGAAGCCAGTCTTCATACCTAATCGCTTTAGTTTCTGATTATATGATATGTGCCTCTTCCCCTCATTTGGAGAATGATGATAGATTGCTCCATCTGGCAATGCCGAATCAAGCCATTGAACGACTAACTTTTGCAGCTCTAATTCAGTCACGCCTAAAATAAAAATCATTGGGCGTCACAGCACTTTGGGTGATCTCAATAATCAATTCCATGTTTTTGTTGGACGGCGTTTGTGATTGCGGATGCGCTCTAGGTAAGCACCAGCGGCGTGCCATTGTTGCCTGGTCAAACCCTAAAAGCTTAGATAACGCCAGGTAAGTTAGCTTCTTTTGTAATCTATATTCATTCAATGTCATGATTTATTAAGTAATGTATGTGACTTTAAAAGTAAAGCGTATAATAAAGTTTGACATAGAATGTCTTTTCAGGTCATATAAATTGCATAATAATATCAATGTGGGGATACAATGATGAATGGAATACTAAATATAGGGGTTACACTATCACAGAAGGTGAGATGTTGTGGAAATAACAGTCCGAATCGAAATAGAGTTTTTAGATTTAGTAAATTAAAGCATATAAACCAAAGTTTTATGTGTGGCTTATCGAATTTAAAGGTTTGGGATAATCCACCAATGGCGCCTCCAGGCAGATTACAATTAGCAGATTAGAAAGGAGTGGTGTATGAATCTACACTTAAATAGAGTTGAGTTAAATGTTGGAGCATTACAAATGCCAAATAATTTAGAGATCATGATTAGAAAATCTGGAATGCTTAGAAAAGATGTAGCAACCCAGATGAACATAAGACCAGAAACAGTCAGTAGACATTGCAGCGGCGCATTAGCTTTTTCAATTGACCAGGCTAAACTATATTCAGCAATACTAGGTTGCACGCCTCAAGATATATTGTTTTCACAAAATGCTGTTCCTTTGTTTGGAACTTTAGACAATGATTTTGTAACTGTCTGTGACATAAGCGATGGAGAAACAAGTTACCATGTACCGTTTCCAGCTAATGATAATATGAGGTTTGTTATAGCTGAGCATTCTCAGCAAAATAAAAAATGGGCTAATGGTAGAATGTATATGTTTAACAACAAGGCAATCCTTGAGCAAAAGGTGGATGACAACTCATTCATGAGGCTATGCATCTTTAAGATTGCGAATGACAATAAAATTAGATTTGGTGTTGTTTATCCAGAACCTGGAGGCACATTTTCAATTGGATTCAATAAAGATAGCCATACTAAATCAGATGGCATTGCCTTGCCTGACACTCCAGCACCGCATTCTGAAATACAAAACCATTTAAATTTAGTCTGGTGTACACCAATTTTAAACTGTTTAATGCAGCCTGATTTATTGGGAGTTGTTCTTAAAACTCACTAATATTGTTTTTTTACATCTTTAACTTGACTTATTAGGTCACACTACATTAGGATCCCTCTTATGACATTAGGAGGGATTAAATGACATTTCCAACAACGCCCA